AAGGAGGTTTTCAACATGGTCACATGCAGTTTCTGTCTACAAGAAAAGCACAAAAAGAAAACGATTAACAACCCACAGAGGCAGCAATACGTTATCTGCTTTGACTGCGTTAAGGCTATCGAGGCCGACACATACACCCCACCCCCTACCTTAGGAACCTCTGCATGAGCCAAGTACGAATCATTAACGACCACTTAGTCGTCACTTCGAGCAACCCCGGCCAGCTCCGCGCTGTCTTTCCGAACCTGAAAGAGGCGGTTATCAAAGATATACCTGTGTGTGCGGTGCCTCACACCTTAGAGGCGGCACAGATCCTGAACAACTTAGGCTATGCGGCTACAGGGCCCATCCGGACCAAGTATGACTGGCCTGGGTGGTTTACCCCCCTCCCTCATCAGGTGCATACCGCTGACTTTATGACCTTGAACCCAAGGTGTTTTGTGTTGAATGGGATGGGGTCGATGAAGACAATTTCGGCACTCTGGGCCGCTGACTACCTACAGAAACTCGGGGTCGTGAAACGGGTACTGGTCGTGGCGCCTTTGTCTACACTTGAGCCTACATGGGGGCAGGAGATATTCAAGAACTTCCCCCTCAAAACATACGCTGTGTTACATGGCGCCCGTGATCGCCGCCGAGAACTGCTTGCCATGCCCCATGACATTTATGTGGTTAATCACGACGGGGTTAAAATTCTCCATGATGACCTCCTGGTGCGCGAGGACATTGACTTGGTTATCGTCGATGAAGTTGCTGTTTGCCGGACGGCTCGCACAGGTCGATGGAAGGTTATGAACAGTATACTCAACAAGTGCGGGTTCTCTAGAATGGCTTGGGGACTAAGCGGAGCCCCCACCCCTAATGCCCCAACCGACGCCTTTGGCATCTGCAAACTGATCAAACCAGAGAACTACAAAGGACACTTCACTTCCTTCAAGCACGAAACCATGTACCAGGTTAATCAGTTCCGGTGGGTACCCCGCAAAGGCGCAGAAGAGACTGTAAACAAGGTCCTAAAACCCTCAGTTCGGTATGCACTGGAAGATTGTGTTGACTTGCCAGAAACAATTTATTCTGACCGCGAGGCTCAGATGACCAAAGAGCAGGAGAAGCATTATGGTGAGATCAAGCGTCAAGCGGCCACAGACATTAGGGGGACTGTGATTACAGCAGTCAACGCGGCTGTGCAGATAAGTAAGCTCCTCCAGGCCAGCCTTGGCGTTTTGTATTCACCCACTGGTGAGGTTGTCAAGATAGATTTTGGCCCCCGCATCGGACTTTTAAAAGAACTTATTGAGTCCTGTGAGCGTAAAGTTATTGTGTTTGTGCCCTTGACCGGAGCCCTGCAAGCCGTCAAGAAAGAGCTTGAAAACCACTGGACAGTTGAGAGTATTGATGGGTCAACCAGTATGAATAACAGGAACAGAATTTTCAGCAACTTCAGAAACACCAAGGACCCCCATATCCTCGTAGCTAACGCCGCCGCGATGTCTCACGGCTTAACACTGACCGAGGCTTCGACAATTATCTGGTACGCTCCGATCAGTTCTTATGATGTCTACAACCAAGCCAACGCGAGGATCGTGCGGCCAGGGCAGAAACACGTAACCCATATCATCCATATGTACGCAACATCTGAGGAGCGCAAGACCTATACAGTGCTGAAAGAAAAAGGCCGACTGCAGGATGTGCTGCTTGATCTTGTCAGGGAGGGGTGATGTTACTCGAACTCGTGAAAAAAGGAGATTGATATGAGGCATATAGCAGACCACGTAAAAGCTTTGGTTAACACAGCAGCCAAGGGGTACAAGTGGGCTGTAGTCGTAAGTGACACCGCCAAAGCCAACGAGATGATAAGCCTTGTCCCTTGGTTCACTCAGGGGAGAGGGTCTAAATTGAACAGGGCTACGCTCACGGTTGAGGTTGGGGCCGGGTCTATTAAGTTTGTCCCCTCTACGACAGCCGTTGAGAGGCTTAAAGGTCTCGAGTTCGATGAACTTTTTGTAGACGAATGCGCTGAGATAAACCCTGATATGCTCGGGAAGCTAGAAAATATCTGGCATCTTGTGAAAAAAGGAGATTGATATGCGGAACCGGTACGCTGGTAGGTGCTGCGCGTGTGGAGAGTTTGTCCCTAAAGGTGAGGGTCATCCCGAACGGAAGCGGGGGAGGTGGTACGTTCGCTGTATAAAATGCACTAAATACGGAAAAACTCTTTTTGCACAATATAATACTTGACAAGCACTTTACATCAGTGTAAGTTGATACCACTAATGAGGCAGGAGGTTTTGAAATGCTTTTTAAGAACGTATACCCACTAATGAAGGTTGTCATCAGAGAGTACAATGATCTGGCCGCTGAGTTTGGCGTCCGCGCTACCGGCACGATTGACTGCCCTTACGGATTTAATGACCATGTTATGTATGAAACGTGTGGGAAGGTCGCCACTGTGGTGGGTATCCACGACCCTGATGCTTTTGCCCTTGTGGTCGATGGGAAGGATACCCCAGAGCTTGACTCTTACCACCCTTGCACCTTCCGCCCTTTTAGGTGGTCGGATCTAAAACCAGCAGACAGTAAACCAGCACTAAGAGTGGTGCAATAAATAGGGAGGAGGTTTTGAAATGAAAGACATTTTTGACATGGGCGACTCACCAGAGGAGCCGGAAGCGACGGGGCCAGAGCGTAAGCCCTGCCCGGAGTGTGGTAAGGAGGTCACATGGACTCAAGCCGGCAAGCCCCGCAGCCACAAATGCACCCCGAAGCCTGAGGAGCCTGAAGGGGAGTCAGAGCAACCCAAAGCTCCTGAGGGTCTTATTGACCGGGCAATCACAGCGTATCTGGAAACCAAAGCGGAGCTGGAGCTTGAGGCAAAACTGTTTGCTGACGCGATGGCCCCCCGAAACGAACTTCAGGCCAAACGCCTTGAGTTTTTGGGCAACCAGCTTAAAGATGCGGGGCTGACCAGCCAGAGCGGCTCCATGGGGCGTAGCGAGGTCTACCACGTAGACTCAGCGACGGTCTCAGACCCTCTGATTTTCGGTAACTGGGTCGGCGAGGATTATGCCAACCGCAAGCATTATCTTGAAAACCGGGTGAGCAAGACCGCCTGTAAGCAGGACCTGGAGGACAGCAAAACCCTGCCGCCTGGTGTTAACTTTATCAAAATCGAGAAAGTTAAAGTCGTTCGTAAACCTAAGAAATGAGGAGGTCGTGATGAAATCAGATCTGAAAGGCCCTGAGACAAAAAAAGAAAAGAACGAGTACCCCTGCCTAAAAATTCACCTTACACTTGGTTTCGTGGTGTTGTTCTCTGGCCCAGGAATGGGGACGGTAGTTCATGATGCTAAGGGTATGTACCGCATAGGCTACCAGTTTTTTGGGTACGACCCTGCGGAAGGTTGGGAGGAACGGCACTTCGAACCCCTTAAAGGCACAATCACTCTTTACAACTAACCAAGGAGACTGCGATGAACCCAACCATCGACAACAATTTCAAGTACCATTCACCCAAGCCGGGGCAGCCTGAGATTTACACTGCCCTACGGGAAAAGGCAAAAGAACTGGCTCTGATGATCGATGAGCTTGCTCCCGACTGCCGTGAGAGAGCTCTCGCCCTTACTAACCTCGAACAATCTGTGATGTGGGCTAACGCTGGCATCGCTCGCTCTTAAACACTAACCAAGGAGGCACATAACATGGCCCACGAAATTATGATCCCAGATGCCGCGCAGTTGCCTGCGTACATTATCAACCCTGAACTGGCGCGTCAAGCAAACGAGGACGCCGCAGCAAACATCTCAACCGGGTTTCCCTCACGCATTAAGATGGCTGGCAAGACTTTTGTGCTGGTCGATGGCTCCGGTGAAGAGGTGGTTATCAAGAACAAGGAGATGACCGAAGGCCCTGACGAGGACATGTACCTGAAAACGGTCGTGCTCCGGGCTCGCAAGGCTCTGCAAAAGGTCTTCTTTGTCGATGAGTACTCGGAAGGCTCCACCGCAGCACCGGACTGTTTTTCCAACGACGGTGAAAAGCCGGATGGTTCGATCAAGGCTCCTCAGTGCGACATCTGTGCCAACTGTCAGCATAATGCTTACGGTTCAGCCCGCAAAGGCGAGGGTAAGGCTTGCTCGGACAATAAGATCCTGGCCGTCTTTATCCCTAACCGTGGTGTGCACCAGCTCAAGATTACGCCTGCGGCTCTGCGCAACTGGGGCCAGTATGTTAAAAAGTTGTCTGCCGCTGGTATCCCGGTCGGTATGGTCTTCACCCTGGTCGGCTTTGACCAAGAAGCTACCTTCCCCGTGCTGACTTTCCAGTACGGCGGCCCACTGCCTGAGAAAGCTGTTGCTAAGCTCGCTGAGATGGCTCAGGATACCGAGGCCACTGAGATTATCGAGAACCAGATGAAGGCCAGCTCTGAGGCCAAGCCAGTCGAGAAGGCCAAGAAGCAGGTCGAGAAGCAGGTTGAGAAGGTCGTAGAACCTGAGAAGGTCGAAGATGACCTTGGCCTGGGCCTGGACGATGCTAAGCAGGAACCTGCCAAGCAGGAGACTGCGGCGGCCGATCCTGAAAAGGTTGAGCCTGAGCCTGAGGCGGAAGTTGCCTCTGCGGATTCGTTGACCGACGACGACATCGCGGCCGAACTAGGGCTGTAAGCGATCGGGGGGCGTTACGCCCCCCTTTCTTACAAGGAGGTAATTATGAACCCAACTGCAAAATATATATTCGACACCCTGGCCGCAGGCGAGGTCACAATCAGCGACTTCGCCACACTCTTAAAGGGTAAGGTCACACGACAAACGCTCCACCACTGGAAAGCCGGTGGGTCTATCAACGACGGGTTCCGACTCTCAACAGCAAACAGTGTGGCTAAACGCCTGGCAGGAGCTATAAGCGACGGTCGGCTTCCTCTGGTCGGGAAGCTTCCGGCGTCTGAGAGAGTTGGGATTTTAAGGCGCATCATCTTAGGTCAGTAAGAATCCATATATACAAAAAACCCTATAAGGTTGCCAACTTACGTCCACATCTTTAAACTGTACAACTCAGGAGGATTTCATGTTTAAATACCTTGCTAAAAAGATCTACCCCCACCTCGGCCCGATGATTGAAGATGAACTAGAACCGATCCTTGATGAGCGGGTCCGGCTCATTGAAGACCAACTTCAAACGGTGGCCTTCAGGGCCACAGATGCACAGCTCGCCACCGACACCTTGGCCGACGAACTCGGCTACACCATCGTTATAGCTGGTAGTTCAGCTACTGTTCTCAAAGCATAGTAAGGAGCCTGAATGCCTTTCTTCGAAAAACTCCTGCCCACTCAAGGCATGGTCTGCGTAGCACAAGCGCTCTCAAAAGGTTTCCGTCATTATTTCTATGAGGACCGGGATGAGGCGATTAAGCAGATCGAGTCCTTGGATGCACAAGGGCATACAGTCTATCTCGCCCAAGCTACGTTCAAAACGGACGAGAACCGCAAGCAAGTCAACGCCCACTCCCTACGCTCGTTTTTTCTTGACATCGATTGTGGAGAGGGTAAGGACTACCCCAGCCAGAAAGAGGCGGTCACAGCCCTGAAGAAGATGGTTGAGGATACTGGGCTACCCATGCCTGCCGTCATGGTTAGTGGTAACGGTCTGTATGCGTACTGGTTTCTTGAAGAAGAAGTACCGGCTGAGCAGTGGCAGACAATCGCACGGATCTTAAAATCCACTCTTGCTGCCTATGAGTTCAACGCTGACCCGTCCCGCACCTCGGACATATCCTCAGTCCTCAGACCCCCAGGCTCCACGCACCGCAAAGATCCGAACAACCCCAAGGCTGTCAAGCTGGTCAAGGATGCACCGGCTATTAAGTTCAACGACTTCTGCACCGCACTGCGCAAAGCTGCTAAGGCCAAAGAGCTCAACCTCAAGCCACTCAACAAGCCGAGGAAGAACCAGGACATTAATGCTGAGTTTTATGCTGGCATTGATGATGGCCCAAGCTCCAGTGCTCATATTATCGCAGACAAGTGTTCTCAAATCGGGAACGTTCGTACTCAAAAAGGGAACATTTCTGAGCCGATCTGGTATGCCTGCCTCGGAGTGCTTGCCTACACCACAGAGTGCGATGAGGTCACGCAGGAGTGGTCGTCAGGGCATCCAGACTACACGCCACAGGCCACGCAAGATAAAGTTGATCAGCTTCTGGAGAACACCACCGGCCCCACGACCTGTCACCAGCTTGGTCTGGTCAACGCCCAAGGGTGTCTGGGGTGTAAGCACAAAGATAAAATAACTTCGCCAATTGTTTTAGGACGCCCTGAGCCAGCCTCTAAGGTCATTGATGTTGCCTTGGGGGAGGTTGAGCCTCCGACTGGTTTCAGGCGCACAGAAGAGGGGCTGGGCTACGAGGAGGACGGTCGCTGGACAACGTTCTACGATCAGGACCTGTACCCGGCCCGCCTGGCCTTTGACACATCCCTCGGTTACGAGGTTATTACAATCAGGCACCACTTACCCCATGAAGGGGATATGGAGTTTTCAATACGCTCCAGCTTTGTGAACGACCAGAAGAGTTTCTTGACGACGTTTTCAGACAACCATGTAAAGGTCGTAGGGAGTAAGGAGAAAAAACTCATGCAGGCTTATGTTGAGGGCTATGCCCAGAAATTACAACGCGCCCAGCGCATGTCGCAACTCCTCTGCCAGATGGGGTGGGGAGAGACCCGCAAGGGCGACGCTATGTTTGTGCTTGGCAAAAAGATTTTCTACCATGATGGCACGATGGAGACCGCGACTTTAGCCAACAACGTTCCTTCCGCAGCCAGAGGGTTTAGATCCGAGGGCAGCGTAGAGAAATGGACGGAGGCCACTCGGGTGTTTAATAAGCCGGGGATGGAGCCTCTCGCGTTTGCTTTGATGTGCGGCTTCGGTGCGCCCCTGATGAAGTTCACAGGTTTTGAAGGCGCGATGGTCTCTATGACGGGAGGAAGCGGCACAGGCAAGACGCTCACCTCCAAGATGCTCCTGTCTATTTACGGAAACCACAAAGAACTCATGCTCGCCTACAAAGACACTCAGAATATGCTGATCTCCAGACTCGGGGTTTATGGCACCATGCCCATGGTCATTGATGAGGTCTCAAACATAAAAGGGGACGAGCTCTCTGACCTGGCGTACCGGATAACGCAGGGCCGCGACAAAGGCCGGCTAACCAAGAACGCCACGGAGAAAGAGAACTTGAACCGGTGGAACACCCTCGCTGTAGTGAGCACCAACTCCTCTTTGGTTGACCGGTTGAACAGCATGAAACAGGATGCCAGCGCGGAGATTAACCGTATCATTGAGTACCCGGTCGTGGATCATCCGGAGTTTAAGGGCGAGGTTACAGATGCCCTGTTCTGGACGATTCATCAGAACTTCGGACACGCTGGGGAAACGTATGTCAGGTGGTTGGTTCAGAACGTGCAGAAGCTGGGGCCGGGCATCAAAGCCGTGCAGCAGAAGATAAACACTCTTGCCAATATCAGAGGTGAGGAGAGGTACTGGTCGGCCACGGCCGCCGCAGCTATCTACGGGGGTGCGGTTGCAAAAAGTCTGGGTGTTATTGACTTCGACGTTGCCCGAATGATCCCATGGGTTGCCACCATGATTAAAAACATGCGCGACCAGAAAGACGAGCTTGCCGACACAGCCGTGGGTGTTTTGGGGCAGTTCCTTGATGAACACGCCAGCAACAGACTTATGATTCGTGGTGACTGCAGCCCGCGTACCCAGAACGTGCCGGTCGAACTCCCCCGAGGCCCGCTTGTTATCCGCCATGAGGTTGATAACAATAAGCTGTATATCTCACGCTCAGTGTTGAAAAACTGGTTGGGTAAACGGTTCGGAGAATATACCAAGATTGCCAATGAACTAAAAGATCAGCGGGTCTTGCGCAACGCCAACCAGCGTAAAGTTCTGGGGGGGAACACGACCCTCGGCGGCGCTCAGGTCTCCTGTTGGGTGATCGACCTAAAAGCTCCGGCGCTCGGCGCTGTTGGGCTACAACTTTTACAAGACTCCTCTGCCATGGAGGAGCTACAACGGATGGAGGGTGAGACTAATGGCTAGA